AGACCGACTCCGTGATTCTCGATGCAGTCGATAAGCCTAACTTCTTTGCCAGCCAACTGAGCCACCCATAGACAAGTAGAATCGCCCATACCAAGATCCCAAGCAACAAAAGACTTGCAAAGGTCATCCCGGTCAATAGTCGTGATCCTAGACTTGGCTTCGAGATCGTTAATAATCTGCCCAAAATAGCTCCCTTCCACGGGGCTTGAGAAGCTGCATTCAAACTCCTGAAAATACTTGTCTTCGCCCATTTCCTGACGAGAAGACCAGAGTTCCTTCTCAGGGATAATCTGAGTTTGGGAAGCCTTAAACTCAATCAGCGCCCAGTCTTCAGTTTTCTCAGCCCTGTCACGCAAGTCCTTAAAATGGTTATTGCCTTTGGGAGTGCCAATGAACAATGCCCATCCAAGACGATCAGCTAGGGCAGGACGAAGAATCTCGTTCCAAATCTTAGGATTCATATCCCCAACTTCGTCTAGCACTACTCCATCGTAGTACCCACCTCGTAGCGAATCTGGGTTTTCTGCGCCATATAGCGAAATCCTACGTCCCCAGAAATCCACCCTAAGCTCAGAAATATTAGCCACCGCACCTAGCGGCCTTGTGTACTTAACTAAATAATCAAAGGCAATTCTTTTAGCTTGGGCATAAGTTGGCGCGACATAGGCGTATCTAGGAGCCTCTAACTGGCACTCTATAGCTTGTTTAACAATCTGGTTAATAGCCGCAACAGTCTTGCCAAACCGCCTGTGCATAACTCCAACAACGAAGCGGTTATTGTCTAACGCCTCATGCAGAGTTAGTTGATGCTCCCTCGGCTTGTAAGGGATTTCGATTACTTCTGCCATGTAACCACGTGCTGTTGAGGTGCACCATCAAGTCCTGTTACCTCAGTCCTAGCCAGCTTAGGGATATGGTACTCAGATAGCTTCTGGATAATGTCCAATGCCTTATGAGGATCCTTATCAGCTACCTCATTAAGCCATCTATCCATGTTAGGAGCATTGCGCTCTAATAGCTCTGCAATAGCCTCTCTGACCTTACCAGTGGCCTTGTTAGGCATACCTTTAGGTCTACCCGGCCCTGCTAATCCTTTGCCGATTTCTGGCGTTTTAAAATCGTTATCTGTTTCCATAATTGCATTATCCTTTGGATGTCATGCGCCGTAAATACCATCGTATACGTCCGGTCTGTTAGCCTTTATCCATTCTCGTGGTTCTTCATGGCATTTCTCAAAGTCTGTTCCTACTGTCTGGCTTCCTGCGTGATGAACATAAGCCCTTGATACGAAATGCTCAAATCCTGCTTTTTGCAGGTCATGACATATTATATTATCGGAATACCAATTCGTGCTAGGGAACTTAGCTACATCCCATGCCTTCTTGCTAACGGCTGCAAATATCGGAGCAATCACTCCTGTGGGCTTAATGTAAAACTCGCTCTCCCACTTTAATCCTGTTCGCTGATCTTCCTCTACCGGAAACCTAATGTTCTGGTCAGGCAATACATAGTCCGATCTTGCACCGATGAATCCGTAATTTACGTCATTAGCTTCCAGAATTTCCGTGTCTTGGGCAAGCAGCTTGATCGTATTCGGGTTCAGGACTACATCATCATTACTGAGGATTACTGAACTAAACCGTCCATGCTCAAAAACATAGTCTGCTGCCGTATTGTAAGCATCGCCAAAGTTAGTCGCATCGTTTGGCCTCCAGACCAAGTTAGGCAGGATACTCTTAGCCTTATGCCAAAGATCTAAGCTATTGCCAAATAGGTACACAGGCATCGTAGGCGCATAAACTCTAATGCTTTCAAGCAATATCGTTACGCCGGGATTCTTTACCGTACAGATAACTATAGCTTGCACAATGTCACCTTCATTGAGTCTACAGCTCGTGGAGTTCTAAGGATTTCCTCATCAGAAACGCCTTTCTCAGACATTCCTGAGCCTAATTCAGACAACTTAAACTGAAGCTCTGCCAACCTAAAGCCAGATTCCCAACCTAAATACCAGCACCACTCGGTATAGTACAGCCAGCTATTCTCGTTAAAAGCACGTACGTGCGTAGGATCTTGCCAAGCACCTAAACTTAACTCATACGGTACAGATATAACGAACTCACCACCAACTTTAAGTAAGTCTCGGCAATTCTTCATAGCACTAATTAAATCCGGAATATGCTCTAAAACGTCATTTGCGACGATTTTTTCAAACATACCCGGCTCAATCTTGATCTGTCCAAACCGGGTTTCTACTAGCTCACCCCATTGAACCTTAGATATGTCGCATACCCAGTCAGGATTTACCCTAGCCTGTATGTCTGAGTTTAGACAATCCTCTCTCCAGTCTTTGCCGGAGCCTAGATTTAGTATCATTTTTTCTTATTTCTAGCGGAAATAGCTGCTGCTTTCTTCTTGGCATCTGCCTTACTGCTAGCACCCCATGCCTTTAGGGATAACAGTAGGCGCGTAGGCTCACCGTTAGGCTTCTTCTCTGGCCCCGGCATATTGCCCATACGAGCTAGGAAACTAGCCCTTCTAGGATTGTCTCCTGACTTAACGGGAGCCTTCAGGTCAGAGCCGGGATTCTCAGCCTCATAAGACTTGCGGCCTTTCTCATTAAGACCGCCCTTAGCATTCTTGCCAGCTTTCTTAGTCCAAGCCGCTGCCATTATTCTTCCTCGTCTTCTTCTTCGTCATATTCCATCTTTGCCATTTTGAGCATCGTCTTTTGCTTTTCAGTCATAGCCTTGGTCACAGGCCCTCCAGTTAACCACGCAGAACAAGTACGATCAGCAGCACACTTAAACTCGAAAAGCTCACAGTAACCTAAATCGGATTCCTCTACGACCTCATTGGCATAAGTCTCAGCATCTGATTCCTCACCTTGAATGCCCTTGATAATACATTCCATCATCTCAGGAGTCTGGATAAACGCAGCACAGTTACCACAGCGCATTGTCTGTGCATTGTCTGGAGTCGTAGCCCATTCCTCAGCACGTTTATCCCAGAAATCCTCTGGTTCCTCTGGGTTAGCTGGGCCATAGCCTACATTCTTAAAAGCCCAATCCCTATTTGCTAGGTTGAGCTGGATGTCTGAACAAACTTTAGGACAAGGTTTCATTTTTTGGCCTTGTTCTTAGCTGTACGGGAACCACGAACAGGCTTGGCTGTCTTAGCCGCTTGCTTGAAGTCCGCTTTAGTAGGAGCGCCCTTAGTTCCCGGCTTCTTCATCTTCTCGCCTGAACCCTCGGCTATGCGCTTACGTTTGGCATGAATTGCAGCATACAGTCCGGTCTTCATTTCTTCCCCTTAGCGGCTTTACGGCCTTCTGATAGCATGATTGCGGTGGCTTGTTTCTTAGACTTAACAACAGGCCCACCCTTACCGCTATGCAGAGTTCCAGCCTTAAACTCATTATAGACCTTACTCATCTTCTTCTCGGCCTTGGTTTTCTTCATCGTAAATTCACCTCTAAATGACCATTGTCAAAAAGTAAACCTAATGTTTTCCTATGCGCTTCTTCCCACATTTCTATCCGTTCCTGCTTAGATAGATTTTTTCCTTGATCTAGCTCCATATGACAAATAAAACAAAGGCTAGCAATTCTGTAATCACTAGCCTTTATACCCTTTCCTTTCCCGTCACGCAACTGATTTGAGTGAGCAGCAACAACCGTTCCGTCTTGCTTTCCACAATGCTGACAAGGAAAATTTCGCACTATTTCAAGAAGCTTCTTGTTTCTGTAAAGCATTCTTTTTTCTTCCTTTTGCCATGTTATCTATCCATTCTTGTGGTCTTTTTTTACTAAGATGAAAACTTAATAATTTAGCCTTATGCTCATCACTCATCTTTGTTCCATACATAGGATGATCTTTCCCAGATAGATATTTACCATGCTTTTTTCTGTCAAGATTGTTGTTTGCATGAGTATCCCACCGCAAGTTCTCAATCCTATTATCACTTGCTATTCCATTATTGTGACAACCTTCATGCCCGTCAGGAGGGTAACCAACAAAAGCAAATAGGACTAACCTATGTACAGCAACAGCATATTTCTTTTTATCAACACCAAGATGCACAGACATATGACCGTATTTGTCTGCTTTTGTAGAACTCAATAATCTTTCTTTATATATCTGCTCTACTTCTTTCCCATGTAAGCCGCATAATTTTCTTATTTTCCTAGCTTTTACCTTGATTCTGCCAAGATTTGATGCCATATAATGACCACCATACCCCGGTATATCTTTCCAAATTTCTTCCATTGTCATCTCCATGATGATAGTGAAACCAATGGAATAATACATCATTTATTTGTTTTGTGGCGGCAATTCTTCCCGTCTTTTGTCGCTGCGTTTTCTCCAAAGTGATTTTTTAGGTTCATTACTCACGCATTCTTCTCCTTTAGTTTGGCTTCGGCCCATCTCGCCCCCTGCTTGAATGAGTAGTCATACGCTCCGTCAACCTTGTGGTGCGTTGTTTGTTTAATTTCCCCATCAGTCAACCCCTGCCATTCACGCTCACTGCACTTGACGCAGTACAGCGCCCAACCGTCCGATGATTTCTTGCCGCATTCGGCGCAACCTTCTTCACTCTTAGGTGTACAGGTATGTATCTCAGCCGGGTTAACTTCTCCGCATCGTTCGCAAGTGGTCATTTATTCTTCCCTTGGAGTTTCTTTTGGACATCCAGAACCAGAGCTTTAATCTGGTCTGGATAGTAATACTTGAGATTACCGAAATGCTTTATACCTAGTTGTTCTATCTCATGCTCGGTAAGATTCCGTAGCTTGATGGGCAATTCCTTGGTCTCGAATAATTGCCTTTGCCGGGTCATAGCGTAAGAAAGATTCGCCTTCGTCGCATTCAGGACACACAGTCACGGTTCCGTCAGAACAGCAAGGATCATTTGCCGTAGGAACATCATCCCTGTCTGTTACATAACCGCAATACTCGCACTGCACTAAGTTGCTATCATCTACTATGTTTGTGTCGTTCATATTATCCTCTTATTGAGTTGATCTATCTATATTCCGATTACTAGCTTCTTGTGAGCGCCAGACATCGATCCTAGCCTGTGCTGCTACCAACATCCACCGCAGTGTTTCTGCCTTCTCTACGGCTTCTTTAAGGCCATCCAGTACCGCTAGATACTCTGGATGACTGTACGCAAAATTGTCTTTGTCGGCAATAGTATTCCCGATTGCTCCTGAGAACAGCATAGCTTTCTTGCTCTTACGGAATTCCTCTAGGTACGTAACCTGAGCTTTAGCCTGAGCATATTCAGCAGAATGTCGAATCATGTAGTCGATTGCTTCGTGGGGATTTATTGTTTTCATATTAACGGCTAGTAACTTTTACAGAGAAAACAGCAGAAACTTTTGTGTATTTTGCAATTACAGCAGCATCAATTCCTACGTCAGCAGCTAATTTTTTCCAGTCTACTGTGTTGCGGTTAGACTCAATTACCGTAGCTTTAAACAAAGAACCTTCATAAACATTGGAACCGTTTGGCGCTGTGCTGGAGTCTTTGAGTTCGGACTTGATTGCTTCGGCTTGTTTTTCTAAGTCAGCAATTTGTGCCAAGAGTGCGCCAAGGGTATCTACTGTGTTTAGATCGTTCTTCATATTCAGCTCCTAGTGATTGATATTGTGCTGCTGTGAAAGAACTATAGCATAGTATTCTCCAAGCGCAACATAAATATTTCTATCAGTTACTATTTATCGATAGCTTTTATTTAGCAGCGTGTTGATAAACATAATCAATAGCTTGAGCAAATTGCTTTCTTGTTAACGATAGCTGTAAGTTATCAGTAAGCACTAGCGCATCGCCTACCTGCCTTAGATCGCTACCGGATAATCCCCACTTGCCAGATTTATCAAACCTAGCCTGTACCTTTAACATGGCATCTAGCCCTATCCGTATCTCTTTTGCAACATCTGGTTGATTATCAGAGTTAGCGCATACCAAGCCAACATTGAGCCTAGCGACTATGGTGTGCCAACTGCTTTCATCCCCGTAGCCCTCTCTTAGCTTCATTAGCTCAGAATGAGGCGCTAGTTGTAAGGCTGTCTCTGACTCTGCGTTATGCCTGATAGTTAGTGGTAGCGTCTTTGGTACGTACTTTCTAGGCTTTCTTGGCTTCTTATTTACAGGCATCGTAAACCGCAGTAATTGCGTCCTTTGCGTTATTAACCACCGCAACCTGACCTCGCCATCCAGCGTGCCAGATAACCTGCTGTGCCGTTAGCTTGCCATCCCCGTCCTTGAGTTCTAGCAAAATGTTATAACGTCTGCCGTTAACGCTATGACCAACCAACAAGTCCGGACAACCTTCGCCAACTTTATGTAAGTGCTGGACGATAAACCCTTCTTCCCGCAGTGCAGCAACAATAGCCTTCTGGTTTCCATCTACTCGGTAAGCTCTCAATTATTTCCCCTTGCGCTGATATTTTCCCAAGCTTCTGCGGCTTTTTTAAGCGCATAACCCACCGCTTCTTGACTTCTTTCGTCGTCAGCAACATCAAGCACTGTAAATTCAAAATGCCCATCCCAGTGATGCGTAATCACTAAAGTGTAAGTGACGGGTTGTCGCTTTGTGGCGAGGTCTATGACAGTCATAATTGATCTCTTTTTTGTATCTTTGCTATCAAATCTATGCACAAGTGGTAAGCCTCATCCTCAAGCTCATCTGTCATTTCTTCTTTAATCGCTTCTGTTATTGCTAAACGTTCAGCCTCCACTGCTTTCTCTATCATTGCGCGAACGTCTGCATCAAACTCCAACATCCTGCGCTGGCCTTCGTCAACCATTGCTTGTTCGTATTCTTCGTCAGTCATTAATCTATTCACGCCAATCTCCCTTTATCCCTCTGTTTCCTTTAGCCCACTGTTCTTTGCAGTCATTGGCTAGCTTGTCTGCTACTACATCACCCCTAGCTTTTCTAACCCTACCTAAATATTCAATAGCCTTGTTCCTGTCTTCTGTTCTCCAGCGTAACACTTGC